AAATGTGTAAAACTTACCTTCTTCAATATAAAAAATTGTAGATGGGGTTGTACCAATTCTTACTAATTCACCATTAAATTGTAATGGCTGGTTATCTTCAATCTGGTCTAATTCTAATGATGGAAATGATGTTGCGCCGAGAAGCTTTATATTAATATCAATATCACCTATAGGTCGTGTAAATTGTTCAATATCATTATCTATAACTCTATTAAACTGTATTTTATTAAGTTGAGATTTAACGGCAGGGATTGAAACATTACCATACTGTGTAGCAGATGATTCTTTAGGTTTATTCTTTGGAAGTGTATATGATATAATTTGTTTAGACGAGTTTCTTTTAACTGGATTTAAATCAGGCTCAATTACGTTTTGAGCATCTTCTGCAGAAAATCCAATTAATTTAACTTCTTCTCGCCTAGGGTTCGGTGTAGCTTCAGTTTGTTTTACTTTATTTTTTGATTTCTTTATCGCCATTATCTAACCACTTTAAATACGTGTCCATCAAAATACTGTTGTCTGTTATCTCTATCAACTCTGAATTCCATATTATAGAATCTCTCAGGTTGTAAAGTATTAAACCAAAAATCAAAATAGTTTCCGTTTACATCACAACTTACTTTTGTGTATGTTGTATCAAATGGAACTATAACTAAATTAGTTTCAGCATCTCTTACTTGGTAATAAGTATTCTGTGGAAGATATTTAATTGTAGTATATGGGTTAGATTCCGAAAAACTTCTTTGTGGATATCGTTCTCTACCTACAATTCTAATTCTAGCTTTTGAATTTTCTTTATACTCTGATAGTAAATTCTTTGGATAGATTACAATATCATCTCCTGTTAATTCCAATAATGAACCTGTTACGAATGATGAATCATCCCATTGAACTTCCAATGTAGGAACGTAAATTGTATGAGTATCATTAGAAAAGAATTTAGATGAACCATATCTAATAGTACTACTTTCTTCTGTAGTAGGTCTTTTTATTATAAATCCGTTGTTAGGTCGTGAACCATCTATCCAATCATTTACATAATCAGTAACATCGGCATTTAAATCTGTTGTATATTTGGTAAACTTCTGAGAAACATTTGTGTTACTTAATGAGGCAGTGTACCATGTACCACCACCTGTATTTTTAAAGTATGAAGCTTCTGTTTGAGGTACAATTGGTAATGAACCTGAATACGATATTCTAAAGTTATCAATAGACCCAGTAATTCCAACAGAACCACTTTGAAAATAAGTGTATGCAAATCTATAAGTACCTGATTTTGGTGGTGTAAACACAATTGATTGAGTTGATGATGCTGTTATGTGGTTCTGTAATCCTGTCACTTGTGAAGGATTCATTTTTATATCATTAACATCATACATTGTAAATCCAAACGATGGGAATGTTCCTAAATTGAGTTCTGATGTAATTGTATATTGTAAACTACTTTCTAAATGTTTTGAATATTCGGCATCTGCACCAGCTATATTTCGTGCCTCTAATTGTAATTTAGAATTTTTTACACCTTGAAATGGTATTGAATTATCAGTTCCCTTAATTACGTTTCGTTGTACAAACTTACCCTCATTAACTGAGAAGGTTTCCCATATTAAAGTATTACCTGATTTCTCTGTAACAAATACTTCATCAAAGATACCAGTTGTTGATTTAGAAGAACCCTCATTATCAAAGAATGTGAATCTTAACTTATGTTCACCTTCAGATGTAGTATTTAAATCAAATGATTGAGTAGAAGCGGTTGTAATGTTACCTACCATATCTGTATATACATCTGAACCGTTGATTTGGCCATCAGGTGTTTCTACTCTAAATTGTACATCGGTATAATCTTTCGGGTCTATTTGAAATTGAACCCCATATGTTTTAGAGTTTTCTAAATATAATGGAAATATCAAAGTAGTACCAGAAAAGTTAGATGCGGAAACAACCAATCTCTCATCTTCTACGAACATAAAAGGAGAATTACCAGCAACATCATTGATAGATTCTGTTAAAAATGTTGAACCTGTTCCATTTGCAAATGTCTGAGATAGTACAATACCTTCTGTTGGGTTTGATGATATAGATGACCCATTAAAGATACTAGCTGAATTTACATTCCAATTAGTACTACCATCTGTTGTTGTCCAATTACATCCCGCTTGTGTTATAGGAGTATGTAACCATTTACCAATACCCTCAGACCAACTTTGAGATATTGGAAATATATCTAACGAATAATCTGATTGAACTTCAGTTTCTTCAACAGATGTTAGATTTAGTTTGTATTTTATACTACCACTAATATCACCATCTACTATAGATTGTGATATTGATGTTAAATCAAATGTAGTTAATACCCTACTATTACCAACCCATATTGAATTTGTATCTTCATCATACAGTTTAGTAATTTCTAAGATTTCATCTTTACCTGTATTCTGATTCTTACGAAGGTTTGATTCGTATATCGTAGTATCTTTTTGTCCGTATATTCTATAAATCATATTATTCTCCTTAGAAAGATTGAGTTACAACCTTACCCCTTATATCTACATTAGGATACTTAACTTCAAATATGGCAGGGTCTTTAGGTGGATATATAATACCCAATCTAGTGGCCGGCCTTAAATCATATTTATTTGGTGAATAGTTTCCATTAAATTTATTAAATATTTGTAAACCACCTTCTCCATCAGAATTAGGTCTTGGTACTGTTTGAACCCCATCTACCTTATCTAATAAAACATAAATCTGTGATATGTTTATTGGTTGATTTACTTTCCAATTATTAATATTAAAGAAATCTTTTAATGCAGCTATACATCTTAAAAGAACTTCATTAGAGTTGTAATCTGGTAAAGTTATTATATCAAAATTCATTGCAATGTTTACAATATAAGCATCTTTAATATTAACAGCATCGGTTAAGATTCTATAATAAGATAGATAGTTTTTTAGATTGTTTTTAGTAGCAGGGTTTAACTGAGTTACTTTTTTGTCTTTATCATAACCTAATGTGTATAGGTTAAGAGCTAAAGGATTTGGTGATTCAGTTTCAACAATTGTTGGTATAGGGTCATTTGGTAATATAGCATGGGGTGAGAAACTTCCATTACCTTTTGTTTCTATTTGATAATCTTGTACCAAATAAGCTTTTGCAACTGAACCAAACTGAGGTGGTAATGCGTAACATCTCATAATATAATCTTCTCTACTTACAGTTCTGTTCTGAGCCGCGAAGTACGCCATTGCATTATTACGAATCTCATCTTCACTTTCTTTACTTCTACCACCAACCGCTGGTTCTGGATTTGTAACTGCTAATGAGTTTTGAATAAATCTTAAAGTATCTTGATTTAGATTTATGGTATTATCATTTTCGAATACTCTACTATTGATAGATGTTAAATCTTTAGCAGGTACGTTATCTTCAACACCATTACCAACTAAATACTCTACTGTAAGAGTTGTGTTTGATGGAGCAACTCCATATGTTTTTGTATATAAAAAATTAGATGGGTCTATACCTTGGTCTAAATCACTTGAATTTTGATATAAAGAAGAACCTACATTATCAGGATTAGGAATTATCTCTTCATCTGCGTTTGCTGATATACCCGCACCAAACTGTATAACTAATTCTGTTTCTGATTCGAACCTAGTTATAAATCTTTTAGGTACTCTTTTCAATTCCAATAGGAATGGAGTTTCTCCACTATATGGTTCTAATGATGTAGAGTTATCTTCATTATTTTCAATTTGTTCGAATACAGTATCCTGTGCTAAGAACGGAACTTCTGTCCATAAATCGTTATCGTCATCTTTTATAGATTTGATTTTAATAATTTTATCATCTGTTACTTTTATTTTATCATATATTCTAGGTGAATCAAACGTATATTGTTCTGATTTAACAGCACCACTTGATGCCTTAACAGATTTTTTTAATAAATAATAAATAGGTTCGTTGGTGTTTTCATCAATCTGATAAACGGAAACTTCTGTTGGACTGAATGATGAGGATATAGAAAAATCTACACCAAATTGGGTTGTAAACTCTACACTTCCATTAGAATCAGAACCAACTGTCATACCACTCGCAACTTTTAAAGCATAATCAAAATCAGGTTTTACATTTACACCGTTTCCTTTTGATGGTACTAAATGAAATAAATCCAAATCAACAGATGCTGGACAAACGTTTTTTGGTTTATAACCATATGTCGTAGCTAGATTAAAAAGGTTTGCCTTTTCTTCTGCATTAGTTAGTAGAGATTCTCTTAACTGAGTATCTGTATAAAAGGATAATACATCACCTACATAAGATGCCATTTCTATAAACATCATACCAGGTGAAGATTCATTAAAATCATTATAGGTGTTTGGGAAATAAGTTTTAGAAAAATCAACTAAGTTTTTTCTCAACTCCCCAAAGTCCTTACCTATAAGTTTTACATCCTTTTGGACTAAATCTGATTTGTTTGCCTTTGCCATTTAATTTCCTATTCTATAGTTGCAGTTCCTGCGGAATCTACATATAATATTATTTGTTCGTTAGCACCTTGTTCTGTAACTCTAAAGTCTAATGTGATACCAACATAATTTCTATCCTCATCAGGTGTAACGTTTACCTTATCAATAATTATGTAAGGAAGCCAGAAATTGATATCTTCTGTAATACCAGATTCTAATCTTTGTTTTAAATCTAATGTTATTGGTTCAAATAACAATGCGTATATCTGAGAACCGAACTCAGGTTGAAATAATCTTTCACCCTTTCTTGTCAATAACAAATTTTTTAAATTAGATATGGCCTGTTCTTCGGTTGAGTATGATAAATCAAATAATCCACCACGTACTCCAGAGAATGGTAATTTTATACCAACTGCCACATCGGGCTCAAAATCTATTGGATTGTAAAAATATTCTTTTCTCTCCTTAGCCATTTTTATCTACCCTTTTTCTTATCAATCGCTTTCATCAATTGAGAATAATCTTTTGTCATAGCCCCAACTGCGGCCGCCACTTGTTCATTATTAGTATCAACAGGTCTACCATCTATATCAGTTGTTGGTGCTACTGA